ATACCGCGCAACGATGCTGCCGGCGTATGCCGTCGAGGTCGTTGGGAAAGTCCAGGTCCCAACATCCTGTGTCCACCCCGCAGTCCCCGACTCGAACGTAGCGTTCTCAGGCTGGGTGTTCAGGATTTGGCCGACGACCGTCGGCCGCCGGATTTCTCCGGGCTGAACGTAGGTCTGCGGCTGCCAGTAAAGGATCGTCATTACTTCTCGTCCAATTCATCGCCCGACGGGAGCGTGACTCTATACCGATCACTTGTGCCCGTCGGGACCGTAGTCGGCGGGGGAGTCCCGGTAGGCGGGGCCGGCGGCGGCAGGATCGGGTTGTAGCCTGTCGTCTCGACTACCACGCCCCCTTCGGTCGTCGGCCAGGTCGGTTCCTCCTCGCCCGAGCGGGGATTCTCGCCGTTGACGGCTACGACCTCGTAGTAGAACCCGTTGTACTCAGCGGGCTCGATCTTGTCCCCCACTTGCCGCGGCGTGTCGGCTGTCCAGGGCGGGTACGCGCTGCCTGCGCGCTTCGCCTGAAACACGATGCCGGTCGAGCCGACCGTGGGCTGAACCATCGTGCCGGCCGGGTACGTCGTTTCCGCAGTCCAGTCGTCGGCGCCCTGCAACCAGTAGTGGTACACGTTGCCGTCATCAAACTCGGCCACGACATACAGGAACCCGAGGAAGGGCTCGGCGAAGTGAACCTTCGCCAGCGCCTTGTCCGCGCCGTCCGGGGAGCGCAGGATCGTCAGGTCCACGTCGTCCGGCATCCCGGACACTGCAGTCGTCGCAAACGTGCGCAGGCGCCCCTTGTACGATACCAGCCCCGTCGTTCCAGCAGGAAGCGTGTACCGCCGGCGGGTGCCCGGCCGCTGCCGAATCGTCCGCGCCGAAGTGACGTATCCGTTCACGAGGTCGTAGAGGGACTCGTTAAGTGCCGCGCCTTTCGTGCGTAGCCGGTTGATGCCCCCCTTGCTGGTCGTCAGATCGACCGCTCTCATGCTACGGGTCCAGCGGCAGGAAGCGCGGCGGGGTGGGCACAGTCACGCTGCGCGGGCCGGGCACGTACCGCGCCGTGCCGTGCGCACCGGCGGCGAGCGCCCGGATGTGCGTCATGGACTGCGTGAAATAGTCAGCGGCATCCGACTGCTGGTAATGCCGCTTCGCATTCCCGAGCGCCAGCAGCAGAACGGCCTCGTCATCCACCTGCGGCTTGTCGGTATCATCCAGCATGTCCTTGACTTCGAACTGCCCTTTGATGCGCAGCTTGTAGGCCGCCTGCGGGGCAGGGAAGACCTCGATGCATGACCGGATCTCATACCGCGTCGGCCAGCCCGGCGAGGCCCCGACCATCGTGTAATGCTGAGGATCGATGCCGTAGACCAGCGGGTACCAGGTGCCGTTTAAGTCCTCGACGCCCGCCCACGTTACCCGGGCAGGGTCGAGGTAGCTCAAGCAGTCCAGCCCCGCGCCCTCTGCGTCGCGCTCCTCGTTCTCCCGGATACCATAGAACCTCTCCCCCGGTGCCATGGTCCAGGTGAAGAACCGCTCCGTCCGCAAGGCCGGGTACGACCGGAAAATCATCCGGTGCGCGCCGTTGAGAAACGAATCCAGCAGCGCCGTCATTCCCGGCGGCGGGTTGGCCGCCTGGGCCGAGTAGCCCAGCCTGCGCAACAGCTCCGTTCGAAGCACGCCGAGAGGGCGGTAGCTGTTGTCGGAGTCGCAGTCGCAGTTGAAAACAGCCATGCTTCACCTCTGAAAAAAGCGGGCCGGGGGTTAGCCGGCCCGAAAGTTCCCTAGCCCCACGGAGAAACCTTCAGGGCCCGCGGTTCACGCGACCAGCGGGTCCACATCTTCCATCTCGACGGGGGCGGCCGGCTTCGCCTCCTCCGTCTTCGGCACGGCGCGCGCGATCTCGTCCCGAAGTTTCATCACACCCGGGCCGAACGCTCCGTAGACCTGGGAGACGTAAGGCGCCTCCGGGCTGCTCTCGGGGTGCTTGTAGCGCCTCGAGAGTCGGCTGAACTCGGTGTCCGCGTCAGGCAGCTCGCGGTCGATGAACCGCTCGCCTTCGACCGTGACGCCCGCGCCGTGCACGGCCTGCAGCACCGGCAGCTCCCAGGCGGGAACCTCGACGTGCTGAACATGCTGCGGACTGCGCCGGACCTTGACCTTGAGTACCTTGAACATGTCTTGATCTCCTGGCTGGGGTTATCTTTTTGTGAGCGGGAAGGGGCCGGCCCCATTGCCGACCCCTCCCAGGTTGCGGTCCTAGTTGCCCAGGACGTAGACGGTCGCTGCAGTGGACACCCGGATGTACTGCTTCCGGGGAGTGCCCTCGATGAAGCCATCGGCGGGCACGACTGCGACGGTGCTCGGCGAGCTGAAAGCGGCGTCGTCCGCTTCCTGCACCGTGAGGGCACCCGCCGTCGGGTTTGCGAAGACGAGCGTCGCGCTCGGTGCGAACGGAGCGTTCTCCGCCTGCAGGTTCCTCGCCGTATTGGTGATTGCAATGGCACGCATGTTCAGATCCTCCCTTATGCCAGGGCCAGCACGGCGTGGGCGCGGCGCTTGTTGGTGGTCATCGCGGCCTTGGCCGTCAGCGCCCAGTAGTGGACGTAGCGGTCGTAGACGCGAGGCGGCTTGCGGCTCACCATCCAGTGACCCTTGATGGGCCGCAGGGCGATATGCCGCGTGTTGAGGAAGTAGCAGCGGTCCGCCCACGGAGTCGCCGGGGTGTCTTCGGTGTCGAGGACATCGAAGACCGGATCCCATACCAGCTCCACCCCCTTGAAGTACAGGCCGGTATTGACGCCCTGGCCGATGCCGGCATCGAGCTTGGTCCCGCCCTGATTCATGTTGGTGTTGATGGTGATGGAGTTCTGCGCATCCGAGCGGTAGGCGTCGATGAAGTCGGCGCCGGCCAGGATGAAGTTCGGAGCCGAACCGCCGTAGCGGATGCACTCACGCCAGGCCGCTTCCATCGCCAGGCCCACGTCCGTCACGGAGTCGTTGACGTGGTTCTGCCACCAGGTTTCCGCATTGCCGTCGATGCCGCCGATGACGTTCGTCGGGTCGAGCGCCACAAGGGCGTCGAGGCCGGCGATCTCGAGGGTGTCCTGCGTGCCGTCGCGATGCAGCATCAGGTCCATGCCCTCCTGGAAGCCCATCTTCAGGGTTTCCATGTTCTCGGAGAGCAGGTTGGTCAGCTGCACCTTTTCGGCGTCGGACGGACGCGAGTTGCGGTCATCGGTCAGGATGATGCCGTTCTGGGTCAGCTCGTCCTCGTTCAGGCCGAACCCGTCGTGGAAGCTGCCCCAGCTGAACTGAGCCTGCTCCAGGGTCCGCTTGCGGTTGTAGCTGACCTGGCTGTCGCCGAAGTACGCCTGGAAGTTGGAGTCGTTGCTCTTGCGCAGCTGCTCCACGACGTACTGCAGCCCACCGGCGTACTCCTTCTTGCCCTCCATCAGCTTCTTGATGAGGGGACGCTCGGTGTTCACCTGGTCGATGGGGTCGTTCTTGAGAAAATAGTCGATTGCGGCCTTGCCGGCATACGCAATCTGTTCAGCGTTAAAAGCCATGATTAGGGCCTCCTCAGTCACACAAAAGTAAGCCCGCCTTGCGGCGGAGTTTCTCTCATGCCCTGGGGTTGCGACCCCCTGTAGATCCCGTGACCTACGTCTTCTAGCCTACTCCTCCGCCGACAGCGCCGGCAGGGCGACCCCGACCTCGCGGCATCGGGGGCTTTAAATTCGCGAGTAAGCCCGGACTGGCTATGAGTCGGATTCTAGCGACCCTCCTGCAGTGAGGTCAAGGTGTGTTTCTTGTCGCGCCTCCTCAATGGACGCCCGGCCCCCGCCGAGCCCGATCCCTTTCTTTGGTGCGAAGCGCAGAAGCAGGTCGATCTCGGCGTCTGTCGTTGGCCTCGCACCCGCCTCAATTAAGAGAACCAACTTGCGGGCTTCGCGGGAGAAGCGGAACCACTCTCCATGCACGCGCCACCGTCGCAGCGCCCGATGTAAACGGCGCTCCGTGCTCCTCGGAACCCCCTCTAAGACGGCCCTCACCGTGAGCGGGTGCGGGTTGCCCGTCTGCAGCTGCGCTATCCTTGCGTCTACATCGTCGGCTACGCCTATCTTCACAAACCCCGGGCAGCTGACTATGTATACGTTGGTGACTTCACTTGCCATGTTTCCTCCTCAAATTTCGTACGCGCCGGGGCGACGCCTCGGCGTGCGAGATCGCGCGTACTTTGAACCTCGAGTAGATGCACCGAAGCGCGTCGTCGGGAATGACGCGGTAGTGGTCATACAGCCACGCCGCCACCCCAGCGAATTCCGGCCCGTGGTCCTGCGCCTCGGGCAGGTAGTGGAAAACCACGAGGTGCGCCATTTCGTGCAGAACCAGCCAAATTGTCCAATTTTCAGCATTGCGGCAGCGCACGATCTGCGCGCGGTAGACGGTGCCGTCCTGCCGCTGGGCGTAGTTGATGTAGGCGCTGAAGGCGCTGCGCGGCGGAGCATCGACCGAACGCAAGGACACCGGCGGCAGGTCGTAGTGCGCGCGCACGCTCTCGACCAGCCGCCGGGCCTGTTTCAGGGGAAGC